ATAAGACGTAGTTTGCTTGCGCCCCCTGAATTTGCTTCAGTTTATGAATTTGAATCAGCGCATACGGGGTACCCGCCACAATTTTATCTGGCCATTCCTCATCCTGGCGCCTTCCATGGAGGCCCTATAGATGGATCTCAAAAACACTTATGCAGTTTTTTCATATTCTGTCCTCCATAGCTATTTTTCACAGGACCATCCCCTCTTGACAAGTCTGTGCCGACTCTGATATCATAGTATGCAAACACTATAAGGAGGCCCTATAAATCATGACTAAACGCCGCAAGACAATCAGCAAAACACATGAATTGAGGCTTGGCGATATGGCCCTGTCAAGAGGCCTAGACGACGCCGGCAACACAATGGTCAGCTGGGACATGGTAGACAAGTGCCGACACGAAGATTGCCCAGCCCTAGATCAGTGCCCATATGAGGCAGCGATCAACAATGGGGGCAGATGTCAGATCATGCTCAGGTACATGAAGGCGGCATCGATGACATTGTACAATCATCGGGAGCAGATGACCAGTGCCCAGCGGTACCAAGTGGGTATTCATATTATGCCACTGTATCGTACTCTGTGCCGGATGAAGATCGAGGAGATTGGGGTGGAACGCATCTTGTACCGAGACGACAAAGGCATGTTTCGGATTAATCCGCTGTATAAGGAGATCCGAGAGACTATCAAGGTGATTGACGCCGTGTGGAAGTCTATCGGGGTGACTGAGGTTGAGGCTCCACCAAGTAAGCCTTTCAGTGGGAAAAACTCTTATTATGATGCAATGCAGAAAGATGCAATGGGGGATATGACATGAGAGATCCAGAGATATATGTGCCTGACTCCCCATTGTCCCGCCTGAAGCGCCTTTCTAAGAAGGAAAGGGAGGCAGCGGCCTATATTGCTGCTGAAGACAAGCCAAGGAACTATAGGGATCAAGGGCCAGGTATGTCCAAGTGGGTTGAGGACTTCTGCTGTGTCCCCATCTACCCAGAAGGGTCAGATATTGCTGTGTGGACCCCAGTAGTAGATTTGCCACGTGACCCTCACCCTACGACAGGGAAGTCGTATTGGGACCTATGGTGTGCCCAGAAAGATATCCTCCGGGAAGCCTTAAAGATGGAGCGCAAGCGGTTCATCTATAAGCTGATCGTGCTGTGTTGGATGCGAGGTGAAGGGAAATCATTGTTAGCGTGTCTGATACAGTTGTGGAAGTTCTTCAATTGGCCCCGACAACAGATCATGTTGGGTGCTAACAGCAGGGACCAAGTCAAGTTTGTCCACTTCGACATCATGCGGGACATCATTCTGAACAGTCCCAGGCTGATGCGCCGAATCGGTGATCGCAGAAATATACAAGAAAAGGAGATTCGGTTCAAGGACGCTGAAGGCAACGTTCGGTCGATTGTTCGGTCTATTTCGTCGTTTTCAGGTATCGTGTCGAACATCACAGGGTACACGTTCTCGGAAATATTCGACATGAAGAACCCAAAGTTCTTTGTTCAATTAGATGGTTCCATACGTAATATCCCAAATGCGCTGGGGGTCATCGACAGCACGGTGTCCGATAAAACCCACGTCCTCTATTCCCTGTATGATTCCTTTGTTCGCAAGAAAACTGTTACAGTGTTCTTCAGTTATCGGAGCTCGAAAGAGGCTGTGCAGGAGGATTACTGGAACCCGAACATGGATAACATCCAGCTCAATGACTACCGAGTGAAGTTCCCTTTCGGTGACTTCGAGCGGTACTTCCAGAACCTGTGGAGCGCAGGGACTCAGAAGGTGTTCTCGGACGAGATGATTGAGGCGACTAAGTATGTGGGGATAGATGGGGAACTGCTGAACACGGAGAAGATGATCAGGGAGCTGGAGACTAAGAATCATCTGCTTGAGGTGATGAATGATATGGACGGGAAAGGGTTCGCCGATGTCAGCTTCGAGACCATGAGCAAAGTCGATGATATATATAATAGACTAGTGCCGGTAGACACCTACTACACCCTGACCGATAAATATGGCCAGATAAGGCCAGCTACAATGGAGGACCTCAAGCGATTGTCTGACCTTTTTGATACGGATTGGCTGATAACAGCAGGAATGGACTTTGGTGACCCATACGCCGTGCGTGGTCTCGCTAGGACCATCGACATCGTTGTCGCTAAGGGCCTAGCGGGCTCCCGTAGCACCCCGAGCATTTATCTCACTTCCCCTACCGCCCCCAAGTACTTGTATTGTCTGCTGCATGTGAGGTGCGTTGAGGACCACAGCGGTGACGTTATAAAAGCTGACCTTGAAGAAGCCCACAGCGAGTACGACGGCATAGATGTGATATGCTCTGAGCGATATGGTGCATGGGACATGGAGAATTGGTGCAAGGAACGTGATATTGAGTTCATCCCGATCTTTCCCACCTATGACCGTCAGCGGGATGGCTTCAAGCAAGTGCTCGAAGCCGCTAAAGAGGGCCGATTGAAGTGTCCACCTCTCGCGGTGCCAGGCAGCAAGAAAGAAGACATTCGAGATGAGGAGATGGATGTGTTTCAGCATGACTCGGAGAAGAGGTGGTTCGGGAGCATTGAAAAGTTTGAGAAGTATGGGGTACAGGATGACTTCATGTTCGCTTTGTGCTGGTCGTTCTACGGGGGAAGGCTAAAAGGCATCGATGACTTCAGAGAGAGGAAGGGGAACATGAGCTTTGGTGTGATTTACCAGAATAAGGACCTCACAGGGAGATATATCTGATGTTGACATTATGACCTCATCCATGATAATTTTATAGTTATTCATATAATAGAAGACAGGAGACAAAAATGGCAAAAATCGCATCTATTAAAAACATGATGAGTCATGATGAGCTGGTGAGTGCGCTGGAGGAAATTCCCGATGAGGTTCTCCAGAGGATATCCTTCTCCATGCCCTGGCAGTACAGCAGTGTTACAACGGATGGGAGGGAGAAGGATGAAGACAACTTCCCTATCACCAGAACTCCTTCAGAAGAGGACCCACCCAACCGTGATGCTCTACAACGTGAATGCTTTTCCAAGTTTCATGCCAATCCCCATGTGAATACATCAGTTAGAGGACTGGTTGGAAGACTGACTGGTCTTGGGTTCAGCGTATCGTGTGGCGACGTTTACGAGATACAGGAGGTGATTGACGAGATTGAGTTGGACGTCAGGAACCGATTGTATTACTACTGGCCCAAGTGGGTTGGCCGCTATCATATCGAAGGAGAGCTGTTTTTGTGCTTCACCGTGCATCCAAACGGCTTCATTGAAGTGGATTTTTATGACCCGGGCAGCATCGCCTTCGGTGGAGATCAGAATACTGGGATTATCTTCCATCCTAAGAAATCCACCATGCCTTTGTTCTATAATATCCGAAAACCGGGCGTTACTTATGCAAAACCTGCGGGTGGCAGTCATGAAGACCTCTTAGAAGACCAGATTCCTTCCATTTTTATCGCCCATTACCCGGATTTAGTTGATTCTGTGCGAAAACATGATGATTTTTCGGTAAAATTGCAGGCAAAAAACAAGAAAAAAGGTAAAAATTACGGAAAAATGGGCGGATATTTCCGTTTTATGGTGGGAATTGACAGAGGTTTTATGACTCGGCGAGCCGTGAGTTATTTGAGGACAGTCATTGAATGGCTCAACCATTACGAGAATTTGAAGAAATATGAGATTGACCATAAGAAATCAAGCGGTGCCTATGTTTGGGCCTTCAAATTTGACGATGTTAAAGCATTTCGGGTATGGCTAAGCTTGTCAGATGAAGATAAGAAGAAAACGGCTGCTGGAGGGAAGCTAACTCCAGGATCTCGTCTTATTCTACCCCCGGGTATGGATGTAGTAGCAGTAAACCCGTCTTTGACCCAAATTAAAGACCAAGATACAGATATCCTGCAGATGGTAGCTTCTGGCCTAAATGAGCCAGAAGACATACTCACTGGCACATCTAGGAACTCATTCTCTTCGGTGAAGGCATCTCGTGGCCCCTTTTCAGACCGTATAAGTGACGAAATCGCCTATTTTGATCGATTCTTGAGATATGACTTCTGGGGCAGCATATTCTTCCTACGATCCCAGATGATCGATTTTCCTCTGAAATTTAAAGTGGAAGAGGCTATAGGGTTTAAAAACAAGAAGCCTGAATACAAGAAAGTCCCAAAACTCGCCATGCAGTTAATAGAGACCTCTTACCCCTCAAGTGATGCGATAGACTTTGAAGGCAGAGCGAAAGGGCTGCTCGGTGTCAAACATGGTCCTATTGCTGAACAACTCGGTGTCTCGAACAAATGGGTAGCTGATAGAATTGGTGTTGGAGGCTACTCTAAACAGCGCCTGGCGAAGGCGACTGAAGACAAGAAGTTCCCTGAGCTGGTCTACGAAGGTGGTGTAGATGCTGAGTCAATGCAGGAGAAGGCAGAAGGGGAAAAGCGCAAGGTCAAGAACGAGGAAAAGCAAAAGAAGATGATGGATGACTTTAAGGCATCTTTGTCTGAGTTTCCATCCCATCTTATCAGTTCTATTAGAGCGATTCTCAAAGAGGTTGAGGACAAGTTTCTTGATTCTACTGATCGGAGCAATAAGTTTATGGCTGATGTATTCAACAGTCTGAATGAGCTTAAGGATAAACCAATCAACATCATTGTAGAGCCACCAGTTATTAATATACCTAAAACAGAGCCATCTCCTGTTACTGTAGTCAATGAGCAAGTGAATAAAGAAAGGAAGTTTAAGATTGTCAGGGATAAGGATGGTCTGATATGTCGTTTTGAGGGGGAAAGGGTGTATAATGTGAATAGAAGTAAAGATGGCACAATCGAAGGTTTTGAAGAAGGGGAAGACAATGGATAACATCTATCTACAGACCATGAGGAATGCAGTAAAAGGGAACATGGTGGTGAAACTGCTGGCAAAGAGCAGTGGTCGTTCTGAGCCAACCTCTCTCCTTAATTACAGAGAAAGAGTGATAAAGGAGGATGACTGGGAGATCACTGCTGATGACGATAAAGTGGAAGCCTCAAGCAAATGGTGTGAATGGGAGTTTGGTGGAGGCAAATCTAAGATATATGGATTCTTTGTTGTTAATGAGGATGGTGAGGTTCTTTGGGAAGAACGCAGTAAGGTCCCATATGAAGTGATCCGAAGAGGAGACAAGTTTCGAGTTAGACCTAAACTCCGTCTTGAGATAATTGACTAATGGCGTCAAACCTTTCAGGTGTTGTATTATCGGCTCCTACTGAAGACCCTGGTATTGGTGTATCAGAGTCTTTTATTATGGAGTTGTATTGTATTTATGCTGGTGGTGGTACTGCTAATAGTCATGACATCTATTTTGAGTGGGACCAAGGAATTGATAGTTGGGAGGCTATTCCTGAGAGTCCTACTGGGAATGGTCTTTATACAGATGGTTCTTCGTCAATTGTTGGTACTACTACGGTATGGGATACTGACAATCGATTATCTATCACTGTTTATGGAGATAAGGCTGGCACTTATAAAATAAGGGCTCATGGTTACCGTGGAGGTGACTATTTTGATCCAGCAGCCGATCCCTGGTTTACTGTCACTGTCACTGGCACAACTACTACCACTTCCACTACTACTACGAGCAGTTCAAGCAGTTCCAGTAGTTGCAGTACCAGCAGTACAGCCAGTACCATATCAACTACCTCAAGCACATCCAGCACAGCATCAACTACCTCAAGCACAATTAGTACTACAAGCTCTACTATCTCAACCACCTCCAGCACTATATCAACTACAAGCTCCACTATCAGCACCACAAGCTCTACAGCTAGTACCATCAGCACCACAAGCTCTACAGCCAGCACTATCAGTACCACCAGCTCTACTATTAGCACCACAAGCTCTACAATATCAACTACTTCCAGTACCATCAGCACCACAAGCTCTACCATCAGTACCACAAGCTCTACGGCCAGTACGATTAGCACCACAAGCTCTACCATCAGTACCACAAGCTCTACGGCCAGCACTATCAGTACCACAAGCTCTACCATCAGTACCACAAGCTCTACGGCCAGCACTATCAGTACCACAAGCTCAACTATATCCACTACCTCTAGTACCATCAGTACTACCAGCTCCACAGCCAGCACTATAAGCAGCACTAGCTCTACATCCAGTACCATCAGTACCACAAGCTCTACCTTAAGCACCACGTCCAGTACAATTTCATCTACTTCTAGTACTGCTTCTACCATCAGCACCACGTCCAGTACCATCAGTACCACAAGCTCTACAGCTAGTACCATTTCATCTACTTCTAGCACTGCTTCTACCATCAGCACCACGTCCAGTACTATATCAAGCACATCAAGCACTGCTAGCACTATAAGTACCACGTCCAGTACTATCAGCACCACCAGCTCCACAGCTAGTACGATTTCAAGCACCAGTTCAACTATCAGTACCACAAGCTCTACAGCCAGTACAATTAGTTCCACAAGCTCTACAGCTAGCACTATCAGCACAATATCCACTACAAGCACTACGGTTCCTGGTGCCACTACTCATAGCACTACAACATGCAGCTCCAGCACTACTACCACAACAGCACTGCCCTGGTACTATGTGGACAGCATCATAGAGAATGTTGGAACTGTAGATAGTGGAACTATTGAGGACACTAGGCAGGCTGATGATAATTACTTTGTAGTTGATGAGGTTGTTGGTACTCCTGGATTTGATTATCAATTCTATTTTGAAGACATTCCAGCTATCCCTTCATTTGGTGTTAGGTTTGAAGGTTACTATGATGGGAATCCAGCACACCAAGTTTATGTCAGGGCTTGGAACTTCACTCTGGAGCAATGGGATGATTTAGTCGGATATAACAGACTTGTCAGCAGGGCTTCAGATGAGCAGAGGTCTTGGTTTGTTTATACAGATCATTATGTAAGTGGTGGGCAATTTAGGCTGCAAATTATACATGATTGGCCAGGGTCAGCTGGGCATCTCCTGCATATTGATAGATTAGTGTTAGATGCCTCAATGACTACCACTACTACCACCACCAGTTCAACCACAACATCTTCGAGCACAGCTAGTACTATCTCCACCACTAGCACGGCTTCAACTGTTTCCACCACCAGTAGCAGTTCTAGTACTGCCAGCACCATAAGTACAATATCGACCACTTCTAGTACAGCCAGCACAGCCAGCACCATTTCTACTGCCAGCACAACATCTACTACAGAATCTTACACTACTACTACCACTGCCGTTTCGTCTACTGCCACTACCACTCAGCCTGTCGTACATGTTCCTGTGTCTTTTATAACAGGCAGTTGGCTCTGGAAAATACTGAAAAAAGCAGAGGCCAAAAAGAAAAAGAAAAAGAAAAAGAAAAAGGAAAAAAGGAAAACAAAACTGTCTGCATTTTCGGACTTGCAATTTATTTCTTCACTTGCTACAATTAATATGGCAAGT